TCAGTAAGTTCTACATACGTATTAGAAACTTGTACAAGTGTCCCTAAACTATTTCTATAATTTAATTGTAATCTTCTTCTATCCACTTGTGCTTCAATAGCATAATCAACATAACCTTTATTTGGCACATCATCTGGATTTGAACGAGTAAGAATACGTTGAGTGTAGTTAACAACTCCATCTAATGTTACAACTGCGCTGGCATTTTCAGCGCCAAGTAAACTTAAATCAGTATTTGCTGATCCTGTTCGAATAGCATTTAATATCGCGCCTGAATGTGTACCAACGCCGCCTGTTGGAGGTCCAATGATAGCTTCCCACATTCCGCTTGTGAGTGTTCCGTCATAACTCCAATTTTTATTTTGATTAAAAAACCAATTGGCATTTTCTGCTGGGTCGTTTGGACCTCCTCTACTAATGCTTATTCCTGAAATACCATCTACGCTTACGCCTGCTTCAGTGCCACCAGCTATTCCTGGTTCACCTTTGTTTAAAACTAAAACTTTATCGCCAATACTAAGATCATTAGATTCAATAGTAGTAGTATTACCTCTTACCATTAAATTGCCATAAACATATACAGTACCATTGTTTCCATTTAGATACTGAGTTTCTAGGTGCAGATCTTGCGTGGCTTGCACGTGCCAATCACCTGTTGTTCGTATGACTTCTCTTGTAGACATGTATTTTTCCTTATATGATATTTATCTGTATCTAAAAAACATTAGCTATGCGTCATAAGAGCCATTATGTAAAATTTATTGAAATTCTTTATTTGTTGATTAACTATGTCTAATTGTGCTTGCGCACGGTCTAGACTAGACTGGCTTTTATTGTTTCTTGCGGTGATTTCTAAATTACCTAGTTTAATTATTTCAACATCAATACCTTTTAATAGTCTATCAATATCGCGTTTAAATATGCCCAAGTTGTCTTTACTCTTAGACATCCTAGATCTGACCTGTTGCCAGTCTAAACTATTAGTTATAGAATACTCTTGCATCACAAGTATATTTACTCACAAAAAAGCCCCATTGCTGGGGCTTTTTGTTTTTCTTCTAATCTCTTAAGATTATTGGAAGCTAACGTTGGCAGCGGTAATAGATACCTTGCTTAGATAGTCAGCCGCGTTACCTAGAGAAGAAGCAGTGTTGTTTAACTCTACATAACCATAACGTGTCATGAAGCCAACTACTGGTTCAAAAGTAGCTGGATCTAGAACAACACCAGAACTCATTAGAGGAATATATGGGCAATAGAACGCGGCAGCATCTGCCTCGCTAGGACCTTTATAACCAACTAATACTTGGTTGTCATTGATAGTTTGGCTACCACTGTCTGCTAAGTATGTATCAACATACACACGCATAGCACCGTTCAATGTACCAACAAACTTAGTGTTTGTAGGAGCTTCGAAAGTACCTTCTGTTGTACGTGCAAACGCACTTGTTGTTGCAGATTGTAGAATTGTCAATGCCTGGTTAGACACAACAGCCCAGTTACCTGCACCACGACGTGTACGCTGAGCGATTTGGTTAGCAACACGGTTGATTTGAACTGCCAATGCGGCATGCTCGTCACCAACGAATGTAGCTGTACCAGATACGGCAGCTTGGTCGTAAGTTTGACCAACGCTTGCTAGACCACGTAGGCTAGAAAGAATTTCTTGGTCAATTTCAGCTGTAATTTCTTGTGCTAGAGCAGCCATAATTTCAGCTTCGATATCAATACCTTGCTGAGCTTGTGCATCTTGAGCAGCTTCAAAAGTCCAACGAGCACTTAGCTTACGTGTCTTGGCTTCTACAGCTTGTTTCAAGATTTGGATACTCATACGCTTACCTGGGTTGCCTTCTAGGCTAGCAGTACTACTTGCACCTGGTGTAGCGTCTGTGTTGTTACCAGAATAAGCAGCCGCAATCTTGAATGGGCTTAGTGCTTCATCTCCAGCTGTTACGCCATCACCACCATCTGCGTAACGAATACGTAGTGTGTGGATTTGACCAACTGGACCAGTCATTGGTTGTACGCCAACGATTTCGTTAGCAATGACTGTTGGCATTACACGGCGGATTACTGGAAGAATCACGCGGTTTAGTGTTGCAACGTTACCTGCACTGGTTGAACCAGCTGTTGCACTTTCTGCAAGATACCTACGAGTGTTTTCAAGGGTCACACCCATGACACTACGCTTGTGGCCTTGTAGGCCTTCTAGTAGGGCCTCTTTTGTATCTTGCCATTTTTCATTTAGCAATACGGACATTTGTTTCTCCTAATTATTTTAGACCCGCTAGTTTGCGGATGTCAATTAAATTATCAATACCTTCCTCGGCAGTGATCTTGGTTGGCTTGTCGCCTGTAACCTCTTTACTCTCATTTAGTGCCTGTTTTGGTGCCTTAGTGTGTGCCTTGCCTTCCATCACCGCTGGTAAGTACTTGTCGAAAGCATCAGCTAATTTGAAAGTTTGTACACCTTCTAAAAGTTGATTCATAACTGCTTTCTTTTCACCACTTAGCGGAGCTAGTAATTCTTGCATTGCTTCTTTACGCTTCATCATGTCGTTAGCAATACGGATTTCACGTTCTTTGCTTTCAACAATTTGCTGTACTTCTGCAATAGTTTTTTGTGCTTCTGCTAGTTCTGTTTCTTTCTTATCTACAATCTTCAACAAACGTGAAGTTGTGGATTTTTCATTAACATGACTAGCCATATATTCTGCATTAAAGGCTTCGAAAATCTTGCGTCCAAAGTTATTTTGGCGTGCGCTATCAATATCTTCACGTAATTGCGAAATCTCTTTTGTAAGATTTTTTGTAATTGCGTTCTCAACAATTGTTGCGCTCTTAGCGATAAATTGTTGTTTGATTTCAGCAAATTTTTCTTTTGCTTCGCGAACTAATTTAACTTTAGTTTCTGCAAGGTCTTTCTTATCTTCTGCGAATTCTTTAATCTCACGAGCAAGTGCTTCAACTACGAAAGCTTCTAGCTTTCCGAAGTTTTCTGCAACTTTCTGACGATCGCTTTGGAATTCACCTAACTCTCTAGCTAAATTCTTAACAACAAAAGCTTCTAATACTTCAGAATCTTTTGAAATTTTTGCTTCATACTGGGCTCTTGCTTCTGCAAGGCTTTGTTTGTCAGCAACGAATTCAGCAATTTCGCTTTCTAACTGTTCACCAATCATCTTGTCAAGTGACTCAACAATAGTTGCACGATCGTGCTCATAACGTTGAGCGAACTCTTCACGAAGTTCAGCTGTTAGTACATCGCGAGTTTCTTGAAGTTTGGCGTTCCAAGCTGTTTCGACTTCGGCTTTGATTTCCTCAGAAATCATTCCGCTTTCGAAAAGTTTTTTGAATGCGTCCAACATCTCTTTTTCTCCTCGGGCTTATTTTAGACCTTGAATAATATTAAGGATACTTTCCTTAAGATATTTTTGGGCCTTTGGATCTTCTCTAACTTCATGTGCCACTTGTATAGCTCTATTACCACCACGAGAATTCATAAAATGCTCATAAATGGCTGTAGGATACGCACCTGGCGCACTTGGTTGTGCTACTACATCTACCGTAATGATTTCAAAGTCTGATACTTCGCCATTGCCATCATTAACGTTGCCGCTACCACGACTCGATACTCCTAGCTTAACGCCGGACTCTAACATGGTGCGTACTAAATTTCCCATTGGTGTTGGTAAGATTTTAAACTTACCGTAACCGTTAGGACCGTCCATCCACATATCTGTAATCATGTGACTTACGCGGTCCAAATTAACTTTCAAATCGTCTGGATGGTCAACTTCGCCTAATACGCTGTATCCGTTCTTAATTTGATCAATTAACGTGTTGACAGCATTACCTATTTGATCAACAGGATATATACGCTGATTCGCATTACGAATCCCGCCTTGGATACAAATTCCCTTCATATAAAGGTTCTTGCCGTCTTTGTCGTCTGATTCAACGACACAACGTGCCTGATCAAACGACAAACTTTCGCGCAATAAAAAGCTCATTAACTTATCCTAAAATTACTTAGAACCTAGTGGGCTCTTAGTATTACCTGCTTGCTCACCAGCGCCTTTCTTCTCTGCACCGTGACCAGGTTCTTTCTTCTTGAACGCTGTCTTACCAGCATTGCCGCCTGGAACATTGATGTTGCCAGCACTTTCTTCTTTAGCACTTGGGTTTAACAAACCACCCTTTGTGCCTTCGCCTTTAGCTTCACCGCCTTGTGCAATGTTGCTAGCTGTGCCACCCATGTCGTTCTTTCCAGCAACGATAGACTTTGTGTTTTGTCCATTGTCACCCATTTTACCATATTGGTTATACTGCTTTCCACCAACTTGTTCTGTGTATTCGCGAAGTACGTCTTCTTCATCTTCGCCTTCTTCTTCGCCTTCTTCACCTTCTTCTTCGCCTTCTTCAGATTCCATATCAGAACCTTCACCAGCGATTAGAGCTTCAAATTCTGCTTTAAGTGACTCTAGCTCGTCTTCTAAATCTTGAACGCGGTCTTCTACATCACCGTCACCGCCCATTTCTGAATCATCGCCAAATTCTGCATCCATGGCCATTTCATCTTCTTCACCTTCATCGTCGTCACCCATTCCAACGTCTGTCATTAAGTCGTCTGCTGGTTCTCCGCCGATTTCAATAACTTGTTCGCCGCTGTCAAAACCAAAATTCTCATCAGTTTTTTCAACGTCATCTTCCTTGTCATCTTCTTCTTTCTTTTCTTCTTCAGAAATTAAGCTCTCGTAGATGCCGCGGCTTTTTTCAACAACGATCTGATGGAACAGTTCGTTGGCTTTTTGTGTTTCTTCGTTAATTAGATAATCTAATAATTGTTCAAATTTATTTTGCATTGCGAAATTCTCCTTTGATTATATAGGCAAGGCTGTCGAGTATATTTACAGCGTAGATAATATATATAGCGAAAATATGCCAAAAAGACGTCTTTTTGACAAGATTTTATTTAAATGTTAAGAATTTTATTAAGCAGGAGCCTGAACTGGCGTAGCATACTGAGCTTGTATCAACTCAGATTCTTCAGCCATCTCAGAAACATGTGCTTCATGATTCTTGCGCATTTGATTAATTTGTTTTAAGGACAAGCGAGTTTTACGTGTATCTGACAATGTAAGAACATCCTTATCATCGTCTGAGTTATACCTTTTATCTTCCAAAGGTTGATTATCGTATTCATCTTGACCAAGAGAATCTTTATTAAAATAAATGAATTCGCGTAAGAACATAGTAATGTATTTATTGCGATGGCGCTGGACTTGCTGGTGCACCTGCTCCACCGCCCCCACCCGCTTCGCCTGTGGGTTCTGCGCCTGGTGGTGGGACTCCTGAATCACCTTCGTTATCGGTAAATTCGTCTAAGTAAGTTTTGTGGAGGATTAAACTTTAAATCAAATAAGTTTGGATCAATGTTGATTCCACAGTTTTTAAGATATAATTTAAATTCTAAATCAAATGCTTCTGTGAATAAACTTTGTAAACGTTCACAATAAAAGTTAAAACGTAGCTCTTGTATATAGGCTGTGCCTACACGTCCATCACTAAAACTTGCATTTGAATCGTCTGGACCTGTTGGCAAGTAGCTACTTGGTATACGCAATGCACGGAATAATTTGTTAGTAAAGAAGCGTAAATCTTCAATTTCACCTAAATTACTTCCGCCTGGAAGTACTTCAACTTTACTTCCACGACCTTCTGCTGTCTGTGGGAAGAAGTAATCTTCGTTGATGGCTAGCGGGTTAAATCCGCTGTCAATAACACTTTGTCCACCGCCTGTAACACTGGGAATACGTCTTTGATTTACTTCGTTTTTAACTCTTTCAACAAAGCTCATGGCCAAGTGACTAGGCATATTACCCACGTCAACATAGAACACACGTCTTTCTGGAGCTCTCATCACACGATAGATAATGATCGCATCTTCTAATAATTCTTTTTGCTTGTAGACTTTGAAACACATTTCAAGCAAACTGTTACCAAATGGGAAGTTGCTATCAAGTCCTTCACTCAGACTTAAATGTATCACATGATTAGCATCAATAGCCACTTGCTCTTGGCTATTACTGAATCTACTGCCTGTTAACTGTGGATATCCGCCAACCATACCACGCTGAAATCCTCCACCAGTAACGTATGCCGCGTTACCAGGAGTTGCATTAGGTGCATTTGGATTAATTTGTGTTACTGTTAATGATTGTAGGTTAATGTTTAAGTCACGAATAACATACTGCTCAGGCTCTTTGCCCTCACTTTCGTTAACAATTATCTTGTCAACCTTACTAGGGTCTATGTAAACCCATTTTTGAGTTTCTGGATCTCTAACAAAAAAGCAATCACCAAACTTGAACAGATTACGAATAGTTTTAAAAATTCTTACATCAAACTGATTTAACTTGTGCCACTGTTGTAGACATTTTTTTAGTAATTTAACTTCAGTATTTGTTGCTTGCTCTCTATAATCAATGTTGAAAGCAGTGCCGTTATCTTTATTCTTTTGTGTGCAAAACTCAGCTAATATGTCCAATGCCGCATTGACTTCACTGTCTGCATCCATGGTATTGTACTGCTGATATCTTTCTAATCTATTTGGATGTCCTGAATAAACATCAGGGAGAAAGCTGGAATAGTTACTTCTAAATGCGTTATAGTTTGATCCACCTGATCCTGAAATGAGACTCTTAGAACCCCCGTCATTATTAACCTTAACTGGTGTAAAATATTTTTTCCAAGCCATTCTTAATCCTTAACTCATTGGTATTGACATCTTGATAGAAGCTGTCAATGATTCTAATTTATCAATCACTCTTGTGGTATTTGCATTATTATTCTGAAGCAACCTATCAAATGCATCAGAACCTGATTGTAATGTAGCCACTTGTGTTCCGTTATTAGTATTTACCGGAGTTTGCGATGCTACAGCACTAGAAGTGGCTACTTGTACTGGTGACTCTGCTGGCTGAGTATTTGGGTTAGTTGCACCTGTTTGTACTACAGCACTTGTCACAGGTTTTGGAGCAGATGCTACGGGTGCTGGAGGTGCTGGTGGATTTTTTATTTTTGAAGCCACTTCTGCAAATTTATTTGCGGCTTCTGTTGACATAAACTCAACACCAATTTTGCCGGTATTACCATCATATTGGCTAGCCAATTTAAAATCAGTACCTTCTTTTAAATTGGCTTGTGCCATTAATGTTTTAATTTGATCAACTTGTTTAGATACTTCTTCACCTTTGTTAATCTTATAATCAAATTTTATTCCACCACGATTTTTTTTATCTTCTGTTGCATTAGCATTAAATCTTTGAACTCCTTCAATTGCGCCTAACAGTTCGTTTGCCGCTGGCCCTAAATTAGTTCTTGCAGGGGTTGCCGCATTTGCTGAAGAGGGCGACTGTGCTGACGACTGTTGTGCGCCACCAGTGGTGCTTGATGCTGGACGTGCGTTAGTAGCATTATTTGAGCCACTGGTAGTTCCACCTGCTTGTCTAGAACTTGCAGTTGCTTCTTTAAACGCTTTGATTTGTTCTTTATTTAGAAGACCAGTACTTTCCAATATTTCTAAAGCAGACGCTACAGTAGCGTCCATATCTTTGCCAACGCCATCGGCAAGTTTATTAATATAATCAGTAGCAGTTTTGTTTACTGAATTCATTTGGTTGACTAGCCCATCTACTAAAGGATCTGCTTGAACTCCAATTTCTCTTGCAATCCTACTCATTGCAGTTGTAATCACTTGTGACCCTAAAGCAATACTCAATCCAAAATTATTCAAAGTCTTGTTTGCCATGGACATTGAAATTGCCATTTTAATATTTTCTCTTTGGAATCGACCTAATGCGTCTAAATTTGTTCCTTGTTTATCTGTTAGACTATTTGTAGAATCTTCTAATCTTTTCTGAACAGCTGGCATATCGCCAAACATTTGCTGTAACGTTAACAATGCATTAGCCGCAATGCCAGGAGCTCCAGCATTATCTAAAAATCCTTGTGCTAAATCATTTGACTGATTTTCTATCCTTGCGAACGTAGGACCTAAATCAACTTGTTTGATAGCATCCATTACTGGCACACCTTTAGCTACTGCTGCCGAAAGAGCTTTCATCTTTTGCATTAGGTCAGGGGCCATGCCAGCAAGCACAGCAGATTGCTCATCAAAGCGTCCAGTATAAGCCGCAATGGTAGCTCGCATGCCTTTTTGCGCATCTCCGCCAAACATACCAGTCATTAGAGATAGCATCTGTTGCTTACCTTCTTCTCTAATGTTATTAAAAATTGTTCTATTACGAGCATCTTGTAATGCTTCGTTGGCAGCTTTCATAACAACTTCTCTATTGAACCCAAACGCATCACCTAACTGAGTAACACTTTTTGTGGTCAGCAACAGTTTGTCTCTAAAATCTTTACTTCCTGCACCTTCAGCTTGTCGCAATCCTCCAAGAAGAGTAGAGTTTTGTAAAATAACTTTGCCATAGTCATTAGCGCCAATGCCTAATCGCATAAATTCATTATTAAATACTTCGCCTGATTCGCGTATATCTTTTGCAATACCTGTAACAGTTCCCATAGCAACTCTAGCACTACGTCCACCTAATCTTAAATTAAGGAAATTTTCTTCCATTAATCCGGCGTACTCTTGCATGTTGACACCTAATGCACTGGCATTAATTCGTAAATTGTCAAAATCTCCAGCAACTACACCACCAATATTGCTTAATTTTTTATAAACATCAAATTGTTCTTCTAACTGACCAATACCTTCTGCGGCAAATTTATATATTTTACTAGTAGCTTTACCTATTGCAGAGTCAGTCATGGCAGTATTGGCAGCTAATATTCTAAGATTTGTTCCGCTTTGTCTTATACCACTGTCTGCAACACGTATCTGGTCAACTAAACTGTCAAGTCCACCTGTAACAGCTTTCAACGTGTCGGCCAAAATTCCGCCAGCTTTAGTAATAATACCTATGACTTTACTAGCTCCTCCAAACTTGCTGCCAAGTTCTTTTGCTTCATCCCCCACTGCTCCAAATATGCCTTTCGATTGTCCAGCGGTTTTAGTAATAGCCATGAGTATTTGTCGTTGCGTTTCTTCCAGCGCCATACCACGCAGTCTAACGCTTTCGCTACCTATTGATCCTGTGACTTCAGACATTTAATTTCCCCAGAAATATACGCATATAAATAATGCAGTATATTATTTATCGGAGTTAAAAAATGGAAAGTTCACGTAAAAATCCCCTGTCTTCATTTATGAGAAGACCAAAATTATTTCTAAAATTGCCCAGCCAAGGACGCTTTTGGCCTGAGGGCAGTTTGGAAATGCCAGACAACGGCGAGTTTCCAGTTTATGGATTAACAGTCAAAGACGAACTGTTGATTAGAACTCCCGATGCCTTGTTCAACGGACGTACCACAGTAGATGTGATTAAAAGCTGTGTTCCAAATATTTTAGATCCTTGGAAATGTCCAAGTCTAGATTTGGATGCAATATTAATTGCTATACGTATTGCCACATATGGTGAAAAGATGACCATGGATGTGAGTATTCCAGGCACGAATGAGAAAGAGCCGTTTGAAATTGACCTCAGACCACTTTTAGATCAGATCGTAGAAAATACTTACTGGGAAGAAGAAGTAAAAGTAAGCAACGATATGACCATATTCATCGAGCCAGTTACCTACAAAGTGTTAACTGACTACAGCTTACTAAGTTTTGACAGTAACCGTGTGTTACAAACTATTATACAAAACGAAGATTTAAGTGAAGAACAGCGTATTGACATGGCAGCAAATGCCATGGGACGCCTAGCAGATGCTACTCTAATGCAAATGTTGAACGGAATTAAACGCATTGATACCACTGAAGGTAACACTACTGATCCATTACAAATTAAAGAGTTTTTAGAAAATTGTGATAAAGAATTCTTTGATGTTGTGGCCAAAGCGTTTAGAACTCTTAATGATAGAAACAACAAACGTTTCATGACCATACAGACTCCACAGCAGTATGTGGATCTAGGATCACCTGCACAGATGGAAATTCCTTTTGAGTTTGATTATTCAAATTTTTTCGTCTAAGGCTTTTGTCTAAAACTCTTCCTGAAATTGTTGAGATATCAGCAGGACTCGACAAAGAAGCAAAAGCCATTGAGAAAGATACATTCAGGTTAGCATGGTACATGCGTGGTGGCCTTACCACTGATGAGGCATTTCAGTTGACCTACGAGCAGAAACAAGCCATCAATGAAATCGTAAAGGAAAATATGGAGTGGACCAAAGAGTCCGGTATGCCTTTAATCTGAGTTATCCTTAAAGTATAAGTTGATATCAGTAGTATGATTTATCAGTGAGCTAACGCTCACTTGTTCGTTATTTCATAACTAACAATTTATTTCATTTAATAATAAGAACAATTATAAAACACGAAGTGTTTACGATATTATCCAGATTAATCAGCCACACTTCGCCCTGGCGGGCGAAGTGAAATGGTCTACATTATCCGAGTAGCACAACCACTTAGCGTTACAACATTACAGAGGCGGTCATCCGGTACCTCGAGTTGCGTCTTCATTATGACGGCAGTTTGCAAATGTACGCTAACACACTTACAAACGTAGGGTTTTTCTCCCTTCTTTTTGCCTTTTTTGACTCTATTCAAACAACTAAACAGCAGGCGTGCTTGCTATCGTGGTCCTGTTAAGGATACTAGTTGAGTGCTTGCTACAGCGGCAAGGCTTCCGTCCCCCTTATTATCGGGTTGTCTCTAGGCACATGATATTAACCTGTGCGAGTCATTAACTGTTAAGTTGAGCCTTAAATTTTTTGATTATGTGTGAGCCGTGGACGCGAACTTGAATGTGGCCATTGTAATACTCATCAGTTTCCAATACCTTACGTTCAAATTGCTCTTTGGCTTCTAGATATGAAGTTTCTGCCTTACTCGTGCAATAGTGGAGAATTTCACGTTTGAAGTTTTCTTTGCCTAATGTCTCTATGTCTTTGTTTAGTTCGTCACTTGAGCCATAATATTCTTGCCAGTCGCTATCTACTTTGCTTCTAATTCGTTTTTTCTTCTTAGTACCATTTTTTAATTTTTGTACTCTGTAAGTAGTTTTTGCGAACTTAGCTAATTTTTTGCCTATGTATTTGCGACCAGTGAGTGTGTTGGTTATAATATATACAAACCCAACACACTCTTCTGGAAGCTGATCAACAGTGATCCCTTCGTGCAACCATGTCATTGCTTTCTAAGGATCCCTGCAATGTGATTTATATCAGTTTTGATTCGTTGACGTTCACGCTCAAAATAATTAATCCTTTGAGCTAGTTGTGCAACTTGAAACTCTAATCGTTTTACAGTTTGTTCAAGTTGAAGTATTTTCTTAACGTCAGCATCAGACATTAGGACGCCTTAGCTTCTTTGCGAGCGTTCTTCTCTGCTGTGATTTCATTACGGCGAACTTTAACTGCTTTTGCTAGTTCTGCCAATGCCTTACGAGCTCTTGTACCAGCGGCACTGTTGCCCTTGACGAATTTTTCGTCCTCAGCCTTCCATTGTGCTAGTGAATCTTCAATTAATTTAATAGTATCTGACATTTTTATTTTCCTTTTTATAAGCTGAAGTGCGTATTACTTAATTCTAATACGCTGTAGTTGTGAAGAAATTGATTATTATACTTTTGGCCTTCTTCTTGTAACAAAAGTACCTCCGTTTTCACGCATTTTCTTATTTTCCTGCCATCTATCGTGCTGTGCTTCCATCACGATATCAGACATCTCTTTAGTTAACCTGCTTAATTCTTTCAGAACTTTACGGTACGCAATGGTGTGATTGCGTGTGCCGTTTTCTAACCAGTTCTCTTTGCAGTTGTAATATGCAATAATAAGTTCTAGAAATCGTTCATGCTTTTCTTTAAACATAGTTATACTGGTGTTTCAATAACATCTGTATCAGTTGAGTAGCTGGTAAACCCGTTTTCTTTAATAACTCTTAGAATACTGTTTACTCGACCTGCAAGTTCATCTTTGTGACTGATCAAATAGATATTTTTATCTCGTTCCCTAGCCATCTTTTTAAGGATTGCTAGAGCACCCTCAACTCCTGCAGAGTCCATACCTGCATCAATCAATTCATCAATGAACAACAAGTTGATTGGATGATATAAACTTTCCCATACATCACGGAACGCCCAGCTTAGACTTAAAATAAGTCTATTGCGTTCACCTCTACTGAGATTATCAAAGTCTAAATCCTGCCCGAGCTGTGTAATCTCGACGTTTAGATCGTTTAAAAACTTAACTTGATGCGGCAGTCCTGCTTTATTTAGATAGTAACTAAGGCGTTTATTTAGATATGCAAGATTCTGATCAATAATTTTCTTACGGATAAAGCTATCCTTGCTGGTTAACAGTTTGTGTAAGAACTCCATATGGTCTTTGACACTTGTTAATTCATTAACTGTGTCCCACGTAATCTCTTGCAAAGCAGTTTTTCTTAACTCGTCCACTTGTTCAGTGTAAGGATTTAATTCTACTTGCTTGTCAGCAAGTGCTTTGCTCAAACTTTCAACATTGTTTTTATGATTGTACGCTTGTTCTGCACTATCATAATAGGTAGAAGGTCTTCCATTGATGTCGCCAATGTCAGATAATTCTTTTAAAACTAGATTAAGGTCTGCTAACACTTTGTCTTGATACAATATTGAATCAGTCAAGTGCTTGGCAGCAGTTTCTTTCATCTCATCATGCTTGTGATCATGCAGTTCTTGTTCACATGCGGGACATTTTTTACTATCAAGTTGTTCTAACTCTCTAGTATACTTCCCAACAGTCTTTTCTGCTTGCCCAACAGCAGTCTCAAGTGTTGCTTTTTGTTTGTTTAAGGAACTAATTTTAGCTGTTAGTTCGTTATACACCTTGAGTCTAGAATGTTTTTCAATTTCTCCTTCGATATCAACAGAGCGCAATTCGGCAATCGCTGACTGATAGCCGGCGCAATCTTGTTCTCGTTTGGACTCCCATGCTTTACTTTTAGTAGAGAGGCTGTCAATTGATTGTTGGACTTTTTCATTACTACTCCTTATACTGTCGATTTTAAAAGTTTCTGCTTGAATTTGATCTTTAATTTCTTTTACTTGAACTTTAAGTAATTCTGCTTTCTCACTTAACAACGTAATGCCAAGCAATTGCTCGATAACTTCTCGTTGATCGTTTGCTCGCATACTTAGAAATGGTTCAGTATATGTGTTTAAGGCCACTAGGTGCTTAAACATTGTTTGACTCATGCCCAATAAGGATTCAATCGCCTTTTGCGTTTCACGACTGTCCCCTTGTGCGTCATCATCTGCTTGTGAATCGTCTTTGATCTCTACGTGGTCAACATAAAATTTTAAGAAGTTTGGTCTTCGACCTCTTTCAATTTTATATTGTCTTCCATTAATTTCAAATTCACATGTGACAACTAGATTTTTACCGTTTGTCTTGTTGATTAGATTTTCTTTTTTGATCTTGGTCAACGCTTCGCCATACAATGCATAGCATAAAGCATTGATGATTGTTGTTTTTCCAGTGCCATTACGACTACCACTGTCATCGCCGCCCAAGTCTACGTTCTCACCCAACACCAAAGTTAAATGATTCTTATCAAAATCCACGGCTTGAGTCTGGTTGCCCACACTCATAAAGTTTTTTACTGTTATTGTTTTTAGTTTAAACATGAAGTCCGTTATAAATGCTTAATAGAGTATTGTTATTATATGTGCCAGTCTCTAAGGCAACAATCTGTTCAGCGACAATTTGATCTACACTTTCAAATTTAACATCGGTGTTTTCATCAATTAGTCCTTCCAAGTTATCCTTCTCTGTTATCAAACTTAGTTCTCGAATATCATGCTCTTTCATAAAAGTTTCTTTGATGAAGTTAGCTTCCTCAAAGGTAATATCAATGTCAAGAGTAACACGTAAGTACATCTTACCCTTCATTATACTATCTTTTTCATCAAGAAGTCTACTTAATTTTACAGAACGATATTTAGGACAGTCAGGCCAATCAATATATTCAGGAGGCTTATCCCATTCCAACAACATCATACCACGCATGTCATCCCAACTGTCAGCATAGTTGTGCGGAAATGCATTGCCAATGTAATGAACTTTGTCTTTGCTTTGTCTTTTATGGAAGTGACCACTAAAAACATAGTCCTGATGTTTAAAGTGAGTGGGCTGTAGTTCTCCATGGTCAGGCATTTGCACCATAGCGTTCATATAAAACAACGGTAGTTCAAAGTGCCCAAATATGTATTTGCTTTTGATTTTCTCAATGCTCTTCCACTCGTCGCCCACTAGCCAGGGAAGTATAGTAACATTTCCTTCTGTGAAAGCATGATTAACCATGTTGATATTTGGAAACAGTCTGCCATATTCTAAACTATGTAGATCTCGTTTGTCCTTATAATATTGATCATGATTGCCTGTAATAATGTGTACAGTATCAAATGCACTGTTAAGTTTTTCTAGTGCATTTACTGTATAATTCATTGTACTAACGTCAGTTGTTGAGCGATTATGATGCCAATCTCCTAAGAAAATGCAAGTTTCTGCACCCTTTTCCTTAGCAGTAGCAATAAACCAATCAACAAAATCAGCACAATCTTCATTGTGTGTACGACTATTACTCTTCAACCCAAAATGGATATCAGTAAAACAGGCTGCTTTCTTAAAAAGATTTGTCATTCAGCTTCTTCCTCTGGAGTATCTTCACTTTTTGCTTGTCGCATTCCCTTATACAAGGCAGCTTGACGTGCCGTTTCTTCTGCATATTCTTGTTGATTCTGTCTTGTAAAGCTAGGAGTTAACCCACTTTCTTCTAACATATCGTCACGAATATTTTGCATACGTTTCTCAATATTGAGCACACGGGTAAAGCTATTTGTTACTGCGGCAGTGTAGTAGGCAAATGGATTTTCAGACTTGGATTCATCAAACTGTAAGCCAATTTGACTTAGCTGTAGAATAGCCTGTCCTTTCATTTCTTCAACATACGTATACCCACGCCAATTGCTTCTTTGAGCATATCTATCAGCTAGCATTAGATACATTTTGCCAAGCTCTTCAGTAATTCTTCCGTGTTCTTTGGAAAACGTTCCAGTCTGTAAAGGACCCTTCCAATGACTTTTTCCTACACATATCAGTACATCATTAGCATCGAATGCCCAATGTTGATAGGGAGGAAAATTGCATCTTTCATGAGCGTCAGCTGTGCTTTTTACCGTCTTCTTGCGTCCAGGCGCAAGCGGAACATGTTCATGAGTCATGATTCTAAAAACTAAATCAGTTTTTGGAACTTTTTTGTAATCAATTATGCAGTCAACTAGTTTAACGTCCTTAATACCTTGGGCTTTATTTTGTTGATATAACCTAGTGCCTAATCGTTTGGCCCTATTACGCTTGGCTTCTGCAACAGTTCTTACATTGATTTTATCAACAGAAGGTAAAATTAAGTCGTAATCTTCATATTCTGGACCCATAAATGATCCGTATGTGTTCTTGCTCTTGTGTATCTGTAACAGTAGGTCTTTGTTGTTAAGATATTTGTTTCTCTTTACAGTCGTTATTATCATTATTGTTATAGACTCCTAATAACTATATTATAAACTACCTACATAATTTTGTCAAATAAATATGTAGGGAGAATATTCAAATGAGTGATTTCAGTTTTACTAATCTTGCGGCATCGGCCCAGGAAATATGGGGTTCCGGACAACTTACTAACGGACAGTCTATTATTAGGACTGCCGCGGCAGATAAGGTGTTGAACTCTACGGTCAAAGTTAGTTTTACCTCCCAAGAAAGACAAGCGAGTTTAGAAAGTAGAGTATATTTGAAAATTCCTAATCAGTATTGGCCTGTCGGATCTATTACTCAAGTTTTAGATAGTAACCCAACAGGGTCAAATCCAGGTGCATGGGCAGGAATTTATTTTCCAGTAACTCCTACTGTAAAACAAGACACCAAAGTAAATTGGAATCCAGCTACCATACAACATAGTAATTATGCAGTTTATTCTTATCAGAACACAGATGTTGGAACCATAAGTGTGTCTGGACAATTTCCAGTACAAAATAGACAAGAAGCAGTTTATTGGCTAGCAACTGTGCATGCCTTGAGAGCTATTACAAAAATGCGTACAGGCAATGACTCACTATCTGGATCACCACCTCCAGTTTGTCGATTTAATGCATACGGAGCAAACGTTTATGAAAACATTCCTGTGGTAGTAGGTGGATTTAGTATTGACTTACCCAATGATGTAGATTATATTACTGGATTTAACTTTGGCAATAGAGTTAACAAAGTTCCTACATTAAGTACAATATCAATGACATTAATTCCTGTTTATAGTAGACGAGAAATGTCCAACTTTAGTGTGGACCAGTTTATATCTGGAGCGTTGGATGGAAGAGGATATCTATAATGAATGAATACAAATATGGTGAATATTCACCATATAAAAATACACAGCTAACTGATTTTTATCTTGATGTTTGGACACCAAGGGAAATAACAATGGCACTTGACGATACACTGGTTGAACTGCCATCTCAGTACGAGTATCGTCCAGACTTGTTGGCTAATGATGCATACGGGGATCCTAAGTTGTGGTGGGTGTTTGCCATGAGGAACCCTGAAGTAATTAAAGATCCAATTTACGATTTAGTTGCTGGAATAAAAATTTATATTCCACAAAGATCACAACTGTTCAAAGACTTAGGAGTTGCATAATGTCTCTTCAACGAGCAACAACTGGTTCAACACTAAAAGAGCTTGGCACCAATCTTTTAAACAATATAATTAGAAGCGCATCCTATCCAGGAGAAAATATACTGCATGATTATAGAACGTTTAATTATAGAGTAACATTTGCAGTAGTAAGTCCTGAAGAATTAAAATCAGGATCTTACAAGACTGCTGGATTTACTAATGTTATATTTTCTAGCCACGGAAAAGGAACCGGTGCACCAAAAGGTTCAAAGTCTCAAACACTTAATAATTTGCAAAATATTATTAACACGCTTAATCAATCTGCTAATGCAAACTATGATTATTATTTAGAAGACTTGTATATTAAAAACTTTGTAGGCAAGTCAAGAGATTGGACTACTGAAATACGATTAAAAATTGTTGAGCCATATAGTCTTGACACTTTTTTAACAAATATTATTACCGCGTTAACTGTTAAAGGATATAAGAATTTTGACAAATCAAATGCTTTTGTTTTAAAAATTGATTTTGTTGGATATCACGAAGATTCTACACAACCAGAATTAATACCTTATACAACAAGATATTATCCAATGATTATTACACACATGGAAGCCAAGCTAACACAGCAAGGTACCACGTGGGAGATTAAAGGAGTTCCAGTCAATCAAACAGGAACTTATGACGATTCTAATAAAATAAATCAAGAAATAAATGTGCAAGGAGTAACTGTTGGGGAAGTTATAAAAGACTTAGAACTTTCATTAGAGAATATACAAAAATCAGCCGAAGAAAAAACTAAGTACAAACTCAATCGATATAAAATTGTATTTCATGATGAAAAAGGAAACGTAACTGACAATAGTGAGTTCGCCAAAGCCCAAATGTTTGACATTTTTAAAGATGCGGCAAATAAAGAATTTACTAAAACATCATATATAACTGGCACTGTGCAAGTAGGAGAACAACCTGAAAATCTTAAAGCAACATTGACCATACCAGGGTCCTTAGGCTTAACAAAAATAATTGATGCAATTATTCAAGATAGTTTATACGTTACTGAAAAAATTAAAACTCAATTCCAAGGTGACTTTAATAAAGGCGGATGGATTAACTGGTGGAGAGTAGTGACTAAAGTAGAAAATCAACCGGATGATCGGCATGACACTGCTAGAAATATCACTCCTAAGATAATAACATTTCAAATAATTCCTAGGAAAGTACACTACACAAAACTGTCATCAATCTTTGTTCCAACATACAAGCCGCCTGCATCTGATTATGAAGGTATGACTGCTAGAAGATATGAATGGCAGTATACTGGTAAAAATAAAGACATATTGTCTTTCAATTTAAATTTTAATCAAATGTGGACAAAAATTATTACAGGTAATTATGTAAGTACAGACGTACCAGGTGCCGCTGGCGGACAGCAAACTGAGCAAAAAGTAGTTAGTCCTGTTGCTATCGCTACTGGTACGTTAGTTCCAACCCCTGCTGATGGAATTTCCAGCAATACAACACCAAATCCAAATAGTGATAGACAAGAGATTGCAGTTAAAGGTGCTAATCAGCCTGATCCTTTGTTTACTTTGGCAAGAGATATAAACTCCTTGATGAATAATCCGTATGAGAACGTTGAACTTAATATGGAAATATTAGGAGACCCAATGTGGTTAGGAACACAATACATTGATGATGGAAACAAAATAGATGGTGAAAGCACATTGTTTACTGTTGATGGCGGAATTGCGTTACGATCAGTAGATCCTGTTTTGCGAGTTATTGCTTACGCACCAAAAGATTTTAATTCTCAAGGATTTTTAACATCGGGAGAAGCCAACGAAGACAAGGCTCTATCAAGATTAAGTGCATACTACACTGTGAGAGAAGTAGAAAGTACTTTTTCAAATGGAATCTTTAAACAAAAATTAATTGGTACAAGGAACGTTTCACAAGACTTGGCTGCATCACAAAAAATACAGTCTTTTACAGATAGGTTCACGTTGAACCAAATTAACTTGACAATATAAGGAAATACAATGGTAGGTCCAAATAAATTATTTGAATGGAGAGTTGATGATCGTGCATCATTATATTCTGCATCATATCAACGAGCTAACGTTGGAAAATTTTTAAATTTTTCTATACAAGCAGATGGCAACTTTGCAATTAACGTTAACGGCGCGGCAGCAATTGTGCCGCAGTTGGCGCAAGTTGCGGCAATTATACAAGGCATATTAGGAATATTTGGTTTAGAAACAGACAGACCAGAACCAGCACCACAATTAAAAACCATCACAATTGATCCAGGCGTGACATTGGCAACACTTTTTGGAGCAAGTCAAGGAGTTAATATACTAGTACAAATTTTAAAAGGCAAGATACAGGCAATTAAAAATTATGTTGAATCAGCAGTTACTAGTATACAAAATTTAATACAGTGTGTTTTAAAGAATCCTTTACTGGCTGCGGCACTCCTAGCAAAAATTATTAGACAAGGTTGGATACCGTTTCCTGAACCAATTAAGAAAGCACTGATTGCGGCAAGAGATGCCATTAATAAAATTTTAGGATTAAATTTAATAATTTACAATCCGTTGGCTGAGTACATAAAAAGATTGGTTGAGTATTTGAAATTTAAATTCCCACCACCAATATTGTTACCGTTTATTCCATTCATACCTGGATGTAGTCCTGCATTCTATTCAGGAAGACCACCGTTGTCGTTGTTAAATCAAGAACCAATTGATGTGCAAGTACAGCCACAGACAATTACTACTCCTAATGGGTTTACGTCTAAAATTAATTTGAATGTTCCAACATTTGCACTTGATGTCGGCCCAGGAGGAAATCCAGACCTAGCATTAACAGAAGACCAAGTACAAAATTTATTAGGAGGATATGATCCTTATAATTTGTTTACGGCAGGAATACCAGCAGTTGAACTTGACTCAGGTTTGAATGTGGTAAACTTTCCAACTCAAACTTCAAATAATTCTGCTACAAGACAAGTTCAGGATCAGTTAATTTCTGCAAGTAATAAAGTTGCAAATGACATCACAGTACTGAACAAAGATTTATCTAGAGCAGGATTTATACCAAGACCTAGTCCGTTAGATGACTTGCTGTGTGCTCCAGGAGAAAGTGGTAGATAATGGAACTAAAAAATAGTACGCAACAACCTTCAATATCTGGTTTAAGTAATGGACCATATATTGCTCGTGTAGTAGGTCACAATGATAGTACTCGAATGGGAACATTAGAGTGTGTGATTTTGCGAAAAGGTGGAGCCGGCCAAGAAATAGCAGACTCTGTTAGGGTGTATCCTAGATATGCCCCACACTTTTTTGGCTATACTGCGTATGAAGCAACAGATGGAAATCTACGTAACGCTTCAAGCTCACAACAAAGTTATGGCATGTGGTTTGTGCCGCCAGACATTGGTACAAAGGTCATTATTATTTTTATTGAAGGTGACAGGGAACAATGTTTTTGGCTAGCATGTGTTCCTGAGCCAGGCGTTAATCAAATGGTTCCAGGCATTGCCGCAAGTCAGTACGCAGAATTAACGCCACAAGAAAAAACTAAGTTAGGTTTTACTAGTGACACCGCAATCGTTCCTGTAGTTGAAGTTAACAAACGTGTTCAAGGTAGAGACAATTCTAAGCCTGATATTGTAAAAAAGGCTATGCATCCTTTTACACTTCGACTTGCTACACAAGGTTTATTAAAAGATCCTATAAGAGGAACAACAACTAGCAGTGCAAGACGCAGTACAATCAGCAATGTATACGGAATTTCAACACCAGGACCTGTTGTAGTGGGTGGTAAACAGTATCGATTTGGAACTGAAAAAGATCCAATACCCGCCTACGTTGAACGTGAAGGCGGAACACAGTTTGTAATGGATGACGGATACATTGGTAAAGATGAAAAAACTAAAAAAGAAGGTATTATTGACGAGTTAGTTAGACTTAGAACCCGTACTGGACATCAAATACTTTTACACAATTCTAGTGATTTAATTTACATTTGTAATAGTAGAGGAACTGCTTGGTTAGAATTTACTAGTGATGGAAAAATTGATATCTATGCTGCCGATAGTATAAGCATACACAGTGAAAATGATTTTAATTTTAGAGCTGACAGAGATATCAACTTTGAGGCAGGCAGTAATGTTAACATAGTTGCGGCACAAGGCTCTATGCATTTTGAAGCATCAGGATTGATTGAAGGGTTTGCTGGATTAGATTGTAACTGGACAGCGGCTAATCACTTCAATGCTAGTGCGCTAGGACGTGTTCGTTTAACTTCAACTGGCGCAAGTACTAATCCAACACAAGCTGGACCATTATCAGGCATTGATTTATATTCAGTACTTGGTAATATCAACATGTATGCAACGACTGAACTTAAGATGCAGACACTCACCGAGTTTGATGTAAAATCAGGAGTAGCAACTAATTTTATTTCTGGTGCAAGTACAACATTTAAGACAGCAGGATCTTTTAACGTGGACACTGTTGGTGGTAACTTTATTAACGCTGGCGGAGCAAACGTGTTCACCGCAATTGGCAGTCACATTGAAAGAGCTACGTTGATAGATATGAACGGTCCAACGCCTGCCCCAATATCTCCTTCTGCCGCAACTGATTTAGCATTTGCTTTAGATGCGCTATCAATACTGCCAGAGGCGGCAACCAGTGTGGTCACACTGGATAGATTTTCTCTTTCAGGAAGAACTGCTGATAAGAACGCAACCAGTGACATGCAAAAGGGTTGGGAAAATAATAATTTTTATGCTGGCACTAAGATTAGTAGTATAATGCGTCGTGTTCCAACACATGAACCATGGGACGATCATGAAAATATTAACCCAACGGCTTATAAGCCTGAAAAAACAGGAAGGGATGGACCAATATAATGGCTATTAAAAAATTAGTAATAAAACCAACTGCTACAACTATGAATTATGGGGTGCGTACTGCACACATTTATAAAGGATTCAGCAGTGCAAAAGCTTCACAAAATTTTAAAACTTACGACATTGAATGTATTAGACAGGACATCATAAATCATTTTAATACAAGAAAAGGTGAACGAGTGATGAACCCAAACTACGGTACTATCATATGGGACGCCATTTTTGAACCATTAACTGAAGACCTTAGAAATTCAATATCAGATGATATCAAACAGATTATTCAAAGCGATCCGAGAGTCATTGCTGAAGATATCAAGGTTGATGAGTTTCAAAGTGGAATATTATTAGAAATAACATTGAGATATCAAACAAATAATTTGTCATCTGTTCTTAAACTGACCTTTGACAAAGAATTAGGTTTGATCACTGAGTAATTAAGTAAGCATATTTTAATTACGATAAATATGAATATCGGAGATTGACGAAGAATGGCTAGCACAGAAAGACAAAATAATTTATTAGTTGGCGAGGATTGGACGAAGATTTATCAAACGTTCCAAAATGCCGACTTTAAATCCTACGATTTTGAGACGATTCGTCGTAGTATGATTGAGTACCTTCGTCAAAACTTCCCTGAAAGTTTTAACGACTACATTGACAGCAGTGAATATGTTGCTCTAATAGACATGATTGCGTTTCTAGCGCAAAGTTTGAGCTTCCGCATTGACTTAAATGCACGTGAAAACTTTTTAGACACTGCACAAAGACGAGACAGTATTTTAAAACTGGCAAAGTTGATTAGTTATAATCCTAAAAGAACGCAATCTGCTAAGGGATTATTAAAAGTCAACTCTGTAAGTACAACAGATAATCTTGTTGATTCTAACGGAACAAACCTTGCAAATAGAGTTATTTCTTGGAACGACACAACAAACAGAGATTGGTATTCACAGTTTACATTAGTGATGAACTCTGCAATGGATACTGCTGTTTTTGGAAAGCCAAATGCTAGCAGATCAATTAATAGTATCCCTACAGAACAATATAATTTAAGAACAAATACAACAGATGTGCCATTGTTTACATTTAGTAAAACAATTGGAGGAATTCCAATGTCATTTGAACTTGTAAGTTCTAGCATTATTAATAGAACTGACATTGGAGAAGAGCCCCCAACATTAGGCGGGACGTTTGGTGTAATGTACAGAAATGATAACAAAGGAAGCTCTAGTGCCAACAGTGGTTGGTTTGTTATGTTTAAAGAAGGTACACTACAAAATTCTGACTTCTCTTTAACAAACCCAGTAGCTAATGAAATAGTGGGCGTTGATATTCAAAATATTAACGATACAGATGTTTGGCTATATGAAATTGATGCCAATAATACTTTGTCAAATTTGTGGACAAAATTAGATAGCGTTACAGGCACTAATGCAATTTACAACAGTGTAAAAAATAAAGTTAAAAGTTTTTATAGTGTTAATACAAGAGAAAACGATCAAATTGATCTAAACTTCAGCGATGGCGTTTTTGGTAAACTTCCTAACGGAAATTTTAGACTCTATTATAGAACAAGTAATGGTTTAAGTTATGTGATTAGTCCACAAGATTTAGACAATGTACAAATTAGATTCCCTTTTATAAACAGAGATGGTCAAGCACAAACATTGACTATGAATTTAGGACTGAAGGGCAGTGTATCAAATAGCGCCGCATCAGAAACTAATGACAGTATTAAACAAAAGGCTCCACAAGTATACTATACACAAAATAGAATGATTACTGGGGAAGATTATAATATTGTTCCTTTAACAAACAACCAACAAGTTGTTAAAGTCAAAGCAGTTAACAGAACATCTTCTGGCATCAGTAGATATTTTGAATTAACTGATCCAACAGGTCGTTCTAGCTCAATTAATTTGTTTGGTACAGATGGCGCACTGTATAGGAATGATTATACAACAAGCTTCAACTTTAAATTTAATACTAAAAACGAAGTGTTTGGTATTATGAAAACTGTTATTGAACCGTTGCTTGCAAAAGAGTCAACAAGAGATTTCTATTATCAACAATTTGATAGATTACAAATAGGTGAGATTGGAGCCAGCTGGCAGAACGTGTCAGTGTTGCCTAACCTTGCAACAGGTTATTTTAAAAGCAATGCAACATTACAAGCAGTTGGTATTGGACAATACACACAATCAACATTGCGTTATATTAAATCAGAAGCACTTGTAAAATTTGCCCCTCCAACAGGAAAATATTTTGCCCCTAATAATACTATAACATCAATTAAGACTAAGAATACTAAAGATTATATTTGGACTGAAGTATCTTATACATCTGGTGACGGTAGCAATTTAGGCACAGGCACTGATGATCTTGGAGTAGGACTTATTGGAATTACTACGCCAGTACCAAGTGGTGCTATTCCCGTAGAAGTCATTCCTGTATTTGTTACAGATATTCCGTTTGCTTTTGAAACTGAAATAGTTAATCAAATTTCTTTAAGAAGAGATTTTGGATTAAGATATGATAGAACTCTTGGTGAGTGGAAAATTATTAATTCTAATAATCTTGATTACTCTAGCACTTTTAGCCCAACTTACTCAGGCGACATTAGTAATTTAGGTTTAGATGCTAGTTGGTTAATTGCTTTTAAAAATGATGGTGATAACGTAATTGTATATTACCGAGGATTAGAATACATATTTCAAAGTGAAAAAGAAATAAGTTTTTATTTCAATGAACAGGATAAAAAATATACCAGTAAGTTGGGCGGCAATGCAACTGATTATATTTCAGTGATGTCAATCAATGAAGATCTTGAAACAGGCTTAGCATTGGGTTCAGATTTTAAATTTGAAATTACTAATATGATTTCAAATGCTGATGGATATTTAGATAACAATCGAATCAATATTTCCTTTTCAGATGAAACTGGAGACGGAATTGTTGATGATCCAGATTCCTTTGATAATGTTGTTAAACCTGATCTAATTGACCCAATTATTGGAACTAAACGCTCTTTTGTGTTTATCCAAAGTGTACAACTTAATGATCAAATTTACAAAAAAATTCTTGATAGTTCGTTAGTTGCAACATTTAATAGTGAATTAGATGTTGCTAATTTAAACAATTATCAACCAGGACAAGTGTTTTATTTCTATTCTATTACAGAAAATGTTGTTAAAGTTTTAGATAGCTCTTACAGCTTAGTATTAGATAATAGTATAGTTGCTTATCCAGGACGATCAGGATTAACATTCCAATATGTACACACTGCAAGTCAAGATTTTAGAATTGATCCTTGTAAGACCAACATTATTGATGTATATTTGCTAACAAAAAATTATGATGATCTATTACGTTCTTGGTTGCTAACTCAAGATGGCGAGCCACCAAAAGCTCCTAGTTCAAACGAATTATTTGAACAGTTTAGTTCAGGTATAAACTCAGTTAAGTCAATCAGTGACGAGGTAGTTTATCATCCAGCCAAATACAAGTTATTGTTTGGTACTGGCGCTAACGTAGATTTGCAAGCAAAATTTTTCATCGTTAAAAATCCAAGATCTGTAACTAATGACAACGATATAAAGTCTAGAGTTATTGTTGCAATCAATGAATACTTCAGTTTAGACAACTGGGATTTTGGAGATACATTTAACTTTGGTGAATTGAGCGCATACGTTATTAAACAATTAAGCCCAGATGTGGTTAACTTTTTAATCGTACCAAGTGCCCCAGAAAAATATTTTGGTAGTTTATTTCAAGTATTTTGTCAAGCTGATGAAATATTCTTAAGTACAGCTGACGTAGGTGAATTAGAAATAATTAATACAGTAACATCAGGACTTATTAAAACTAATGGCCCAATTGTCGTTTCTAGTAATGGATAAAAAATGAGTAAAAGAAAATCAGTAGACTTACTTCCAGTAATCTTTAGAACAGATGCAAACGAAAAATTCTTAACTGGAACGATAGACCAATTAATTGAGAAACCAACATTAAAGAAGGTTGACGGATTTATTGGTGATAAAATTATTGGAAACTATAAGCCAGCTAGTGACTCCTATATCAATGAGGGTACTGATTTAAGAAACCGCTATGAGTTAGAACCAGGTATTGTAATAAAAAATTCAGTAACAGATCAAGTAGAGTTTAACAAAACTTTTGAAGACATTATCAATAGTTTAAAGTACTTTGGTGCAGATATTCGTAACCAAGATAAGTTGTTTAGACAACAGAGTTATACTTGGAATACCTTTATTGATTTAGACAAGTTTGTTAATTTTAGAAATTATGTTTGGTTACCTAGCGGTCCAGCGACAGTTAGAATTAGCGGAAAAGAAAAAGAAGTTACTAGTACAATTAAAGTAAAAATTGTTGATGACAATTGGAATTTTAGCACAAATGAAATTGCAGTTAATCCTACAATTACTTTGTACAGAGGATTTACTTACATCTTTGAAGTTGATACAGTTGATCAGTCTTTCTATATTAAAAATAAAAGAAGCAGTGGAGATGTTGATTCTTGGGATGGAGTACAAAATAACGGAGCAACATCAGGTTCAGTTATTTTCAATGTAGTAGAAAGCACACCAAGTACACTGTTTTATGTCAACGGAAATGACAACACTCTTTTTGGCAGATTTTTAATTAGAGACCAAAAAGAGAATACAGAGCTAGATGTTGAAAATGAAATTATAGGTAAAAAGACCTACGAAATTAAAGACGGAATACACTTGTCAAATGGAATGAAGATTGTTTTTTCAGACACAGTGTTTCCTGAAAAATATCGAGATAAAACTTATATTGTTGAGGGAGTAGGAAACAGTATCACTCTGGTTGACTACAATAGTCTACTTACAATCGAAGGCTATTCAACAATCGTTGAAACATCTTTTGATGATACTGGATTTGATGAGTTACCTTTTGATGAGGTTTCAGAATATCCTGTTAACCCTGATTATATCTTGATTAATCGAGCAAGTGAAGATAAAAACCCATGGAGTAGATATAATAGATGGTTCCACATTGATGTGGTGAACACTAGTTCCCTATTGAATAATACTGATCCAACATTTACATCATTTGATAGAGCTCAACGTCCTATTATTGAGTTTCGTCCAAATATGCAACTGTTTAATTTTTCTAAAATAACAAAGTATGTTAATTTTTTAGATGACACAGTTACTGACGCTTTTAGCAATATTGAAGGCTCTTTAGGCTATTATATTGACGGAAAAGCACTAGAAGACGGCAATAGAATTGTATTTCTTTCAGACACTGACTTAGATGTAAAGAATAAAATTTATCAAGTACAGTTTATTGACATCAACGGAGTTAAGAAACTTCACTTAGAAGAGGCAGAAGACTCACTACCAAATTTAGATGATGGACTACTTGTTATTAGCGGTATTAAAAATGGTAGAACATCTTGGGTTTTTAAAAATGGTGAATGGATAAAGTCACAACAAAAAGAACATATTAATCAATCACCATTGTTTGATATCTTTGATTCAAATGGTGCAAGTTTCTCCAATAGCGATATCTATAAAGATACAAACTTTTCTGGTTCTAGAGTATTTGGCTATCAAATTGGTGTTGGTAACAATGACAGTATTTTAGGCTTTCCTCTTGTTTACAAAACTGTGTCAAACGTTGGCGGTTACACATTTGAAAATTGTTTATCAGAAGATGCGTTTGAATATTTTGTTGATGGACAAGTGGTAGTAGGCAATACTAAAAACGGATTTTTAAAAGAAAACAACAACTATGTTAATGGTTGGGTAAAGTGTAATAAACTATCAATCCAAGAAATTATCGATCAACGTATTGCAATTGGCGGCGAAGATGCATTTGAGTTTGACAGTATTGATATTAGAACTCCCAAAGAGAATGTACGAGTTTTTAAGAACGGAAAAAAACTAACCGCTACTGAATTTGACGTTAGAATTGATACAGCATTTGACTCTTTCTTTATCACGTTAGCAACTGTATTAGTCAAAAACGATGTTATAGTAGTCAAAGCTCTACCAACGTACGACAAAAAAGAAGATGGGTATTATGAAACCCCAATAAATTTAGTAAACAATCCAACCAATGAATTCCCAGGATTTTTAAGCTATGCTGAAATCAATGATCATTTAAACTCTATTATTTTAAATGCATCAAAAGATTTAAACACTGCCATTGATAGAAATAATTTACGTGATTTAGAAAACTTGGACAAATACGGAAGAAGATTTGTTCAACACGACGGTCTGGTTGCAATGGCAGGCGCACTAATAGCTAATAAAGATTATAATCTAATACATTCTATTCGTTGGTCTGCATTGGAATATCAAAGATATAAAATTTTAGTATTACAAAAATTTACAGAATTAGCAGAGTATGCTAATATTCCAGATGCATTAGATAAGATAATTTTAAGTATTGCTAAAGATAAAACTCCTGCTTCTATGTTTTATTATAGTGATATGTTGCCGTATGGCTTAAACAAGCGAGATTATACATACACTGTTAACGATACAAATATTAAGGCGTATGCATATGGATCAGAAATTTACGATAGATTTTTGTTTGGCAAAAAGGCAATATTAGTATATGTTAACGGAGAGCAGTTGACCATTGATAAAGATTATTCTTTTGATGTAAACAATCCGTTAGTTAGATTCGTTAATACACTATCAGTAAGTGATGAGATTTTAATTAGAGTTTTTAATAATATTCATGGTGCAGTGATGCCTATGTCACCAACAAAACTAGGACTATATCCTAGTTTTGAGCCAGCAATTTACTTAGATGACACGTATATTGAACCAACGTCAGTTATACAAGGACATGACGGGTCAGTTACAGTTTGCTTTGGCGATGACAGAGATCAACTATTATTAGAGTTAGAAAAACGAATTTACAACAATTTAAAAGTTGAATACGATCCAAGAATTTTAGATGTAAATGAAATTTTGCCTAGCATATTTAGAAAAACTGGATACACGTCTGAGCAATTTGACCAATCTATTGAAGATGAATTTTTAAAATGGGTTGGTATCTATAGTATTGACTATACAGCAAACGAAAATGAAATTTACCTAAACAACTTTGGATTCAAATACGTAAATTCAAATGGCATAATTGATAGAAATGCATTTATCACCGGCTCTTGGAGAAAAATTTACAAACAGCATTACGATACAGATAGACCACATACCTGCCCTTGGGAAATGTTAGGCTTCTATAAAAAGCCAACTTGGTGGGAAACTGAATACGGCCCTGCTCCGTATACATCTGGTAATGATGTTATGTGGAAAGATTTGGAATATGGATATATTCGAAATGGAGTTAGAAAAGGCTATGATGAAAAATATGCAAGACCAGGACTGTCTAATATTATCCCTGTAGATTCATACGGCAGTTTAAAAGATCCTTTACAAGTCAATGCTGTAAAAGATTTTGATTATTCTGCAAGATATACTAACTGGTCATTTGGTGATATGGGTCCTGCAGAAACTGCTTGGAGAAGAAGTGATATCTATCCTTTTGCAGTGCAAATAGCAATGGCGCTAATAATGCCAGCTAAGTATGCAACTTTAGGATTTGACACTTCACGAAATGTCTTTAATATTGCTAATCAGATCGTATATAAAGATTCTTTAGAAAGACTGAGTCCGTCTGCACTAAAGGTTTTTTCAAATACAATAGATAATAATTTTGTTTATGCAACAGGTTATCATCCTTACATTGTTGAAAATTTAAGACAGAGATTTTCTAATCCAGCATTTAGATTACAAAACTACCTAAATAGAATTCAATCAAACTTAATTTATAAAGTTGGCGGATTTACAAGTAAGGATAAGTTTAGAGTTGCATTGGAAACAGTAACATCTTATAAAACAGTTGACAAAGTGTATGTCCCAGAAGAAAACTATCAATTAGTTCTTTCTACAGGGTCTCCTACTAAAACTTTAACAATGTCTGGTATTATTGTTGAAAGAACAGAAGCTGGATATATGGTGAGAGGATATGATTCTAACTCTCCTTATTTTACAATTAAAAAAGCAATCCATGCTACTAATGATCCTGTAATATCTGTAGGCGGAACAACTGAACCATTTATATATTGGTCTGCAAACGCCACTGTAAATGCTGGACTAGTAGTTGCTAACGGCCAACAATATTATAGAGCAATTTCAACTCACTTGACTAAGCAGGCATTTGATCCAGGATTATATTATCCACTTCCTTACCTTCCAGCAATTGGTGGTGTTGAAGCATTTGTACCAAATTCTTTTGAAGACGTTGATACAATTGTGCCTTATGGAACAAAATATAATTCTATACAAGATGTATTTGATTTTATACTTGGTTACGGCGAACAAGTTAAATCCTTAGGATTTAAATTTGAAAATCTTTTACCAGAGCTAGATGTAATTGCAGATTGGAAATTAGCAGGAAAAGAGTTTTTATTCTGGAGTCTACAAAATTGGTCTACCAGTTCAGTAATCAGTCTTTCTCCTTTTGCAGAAAAGATTTATTTTACAAGTGAAGATTCTGTCGTTGATGATCTATACGATAGTTTTTATGATTATACTCTACTAAAAGCAGATGGTACTACTATTGATAGAACCAAAGTAAGAATTTCTAGACAAGAAGGTTCTTTTGTTATTGATACTGCTGGCACGGCTGATGGTGTTTATTTTGTAAAAATTAGTCTAGTACAAAAAGAACACGTTGTAGTTTTTGACAATAAAACAATTTTTAATGATCTAATTTACGAACCAACTTCTGGATATAGACAGAAGAGATTCAAAATTAAAGGGTTCATGACAGACGGCTGGAAGGGTGATTTTTACATTCCAGGATTTGTATATGACAGCGCCAAGATTAATGATTGGGAACCTAACATTGATTATGAAATTGGAAATGTTGTTAGATACCAAACAAAATATTATCAAGCTAAAGCTCGCACATTAGCTAGAGAACTTTTTAATTATGAAGATTGGACACTACTAGGCAAGCAACCAGTTGCACAGTTGTTGCCTAACTTTGAATATAAGATTAGTCAGTTTGAAGAATTCTATAGTTTAGATAGTGTTAACTTTGATAACAGTCAACAAAAATACGCACAAAAATTAATAGGTTATGTTCCAAGAACATATTTAAATTCTTTGATACCTGACGAGTCAAGTCAGTATAAATTTTATCAAGGATTTATTAGAGAAAAAGGAACTACACTTCCATTAGAGAAGTTTGCAGTTGCTAATAATACTGCAACAGGCGCACATATTAGTTTACAAGAAGAGTGGGCTATTAGATTAGGAACATTTGGTGGAGAAAATTCTTATGAAGAAATAGAATTTACTCTAGACCAAAATAAAATTAATCAAGATCCTCAAATCTTTGAATTTGAATATAACAATCTAAAGTCATCTTTAGATAAAGCATACAAAGTTTCATTATCTGATATGCAGATTCGTCCAGCTGATTATAATGGACAACCTTGGCCAACTCTTGATGTATCTCCAGTTAATGGTAATGGATACAGCCAATATCAAAAAATACCAACTGCGGGCTATGTAAGATTAGATGATGTTGTATTCACTGGATTATATGAAAACAACATACTAACATTGTCTTCTTCTGCTTCTTTGAGAGAAGGTGATACTGTTTGGTTAGCAATTGATAATTCAGGAAATTGGGGAGTTAAAAGATACACGCTGTCCCCTGTGACAATTATTAATTATACAGTTGATAACGCAAATAATTTAATCAGTTTTAATACTGACGTTGCGCATAAACTAAAATTGCGTGATTTTGTATCAATTTCTAGACTAGATGATCCACTAAATGGTGTTTACGAAGTATTAGGTATTCCTGATGGAACAACATTTGTAGTCAAAACAGCATTTAACGATATACCAACTGCTGGTGAAATACTAAACGGGTCAATGTATTATTTTGCTTCATCAAGATTTGCTAACCTAGATGATTTAGCATCTATTCCAGGACTTGCAAGATGGCAAAATTGCGAGTTTGTTTGGGTTGATAATGTTGGTGACGGCACATGGGCAGTTTTAGAAAAAGAAGCAAACACAAAAGCATTACCAATACGACCAAGAATTAATCAGTCTGGACAAAAATTTGGTAATACTACAATAATTGCTCCAGTGTCTAAAAATATTATTGTTTCTGCTACAGAATTAGAACGTGGCAGAGTGTATGTATATGAAAGAAACGCACTTGGATCTGAAGATGTTATCTTACATCAAAGCTATTTGTTAGAAGAAAACTTCAGTGATATATTAACTATACAAGATGTAAAAAATGGAGTTGCAATACCAGAAATACAAAGACTCCACGGGGCAAGTTTAGATTGCTGGGAAAATACATCTCTTACTATACGATATATTGTTTCAGGAGCTCCAAATTCTTCTAATGCAAAATGGAAAGTTTTAGGTCAGGCATTAGATCCAATTAAAAAAGTTTTAGACTTTAATAAGTCTTCGTCCGAGTTGTTTGACGAGGGTGCAATTAAGATTGTTAAATTTAATAATGATCTTGATGAGTATAGAACTGAAGTTGTTTTAGCTAGTCCTATAGCACAAGAAGGTGCAAACTTTGGTCACAAAGTAAAATTTGTAGGATCTGACAAACCAACCTTATTGGTATCATCACCAGGACAAGATGGCGGCATTGGCGCAATATTTGTTTATTATTTGGACAGTAGCAATGTGTGGCAAGTGTATACTGTTGGCGGAAATCCATACAATCTACGCTCTGCAGTCACTGATGTAAATTCAAAGTCTAACTTTGGTAGTGACATTGTATCTAATAAAAATGGAACAGTGTTGGCAGTATCAGCACCTGGACACTTAAAAGATAGAACACAAGTTCACTCAGGTGCAGTGTTTATTTTTAGAAAAGATCCAGGTTCTTACAGCTATCAATTAACACAAACAATATATGCAGATGACTATTTAGAATCAAATGACTTGTTGTTAAAAGGGGTAATAAAATCCTACAACACTATTGCGCAAATTATTTCATTCCAAGCATCAGATAATTCAATAGTTAGAAACAATGGAAGTTTTATTGCAGATGGTTTTAGAATTGGACAATCTGTTATTATTGCTGGATCAACAAATGCAGGTAATAGTGGAGAATTTGTAATCAGTGAATTGAGTGTATTACGTATGGCATTTAAACCATTGCGTTCACTAACAGACGAAACTGCTACAACAACTATTACTATCACAGGTCAAGGTACAATTAGAAACGATAGATTTGGTGACAAACTAGCTATGTCAGCAGATGGCACAGCACTACTAATATCTAGCGATCATTCTTCTACAGAGAAATTAGATGCAGGTTTGGTCTATGTATTAAAATTACAAACAAACGCTTCATACGCCTTGGATCAAAAAATTACTTCACCAGCAACTGAAACAGGCGAACTATTTGGAAGTAATCTAGCGTTAAGTGATGACGGTAAAACATTATTAGTCACTGCTATTGGCGGTGGTCAAGCAACACCTGTTGCATTTGACACTTACACTGAACGATATACTGACTCTGCACAAAGATATGGATCAGAATATGTATTGAACCCAACATCTGCGGCTGCGCCCTTAAGAACAACATTTGATACTGGCAGCACTAGATTTGTAAGCAAAGCACAATCTAGTGGAGCAGTTTATTTGTATCAAAAATTAGGAAACAAATATGTTTTTGGTGAATCGTTAATTAGTGGCGACAGTGCGTCCTTTGACGGATATGGTACTGGAATTGCAACAGACGGTGAGTTCATGCTTGTTGGCGCACCAAAATATGATTTAAAAGTTATTGGAACTTTAGAAGATTCTAATCAGTTGACAACATATACAGATTCTGGAACGGTTGTAATTTTTGACAAAAAGCGTGATATAGATCAGGCATGTGGCTGCGGCTCTTCTTGGTCATGGTCAAAAGTTAGAGTGCAGGAAGCAATAATTGATGTTGATAAAATTAAAAAAGTTATCAGCTATAACAACAGTACATTAGAAATTATTGATCATTACGAAATTTACGATCCAATAAAAGGTAAGTTGCCATCTAAGGTATTGAATGAAATCAAATACATTCAACCATTCGACCCAGCAGTTTATACTGTTGCATTAGAAACTTCAGCAAAAGTAAGAGTTGATAATAAAACAACTTGGTTAGACGACCATGTTGGTGAGGTTTGGCTTGATACTAGCACCTTAAGATTTGTTTGGTATGAACAAGGAAATAATGAGTTTAGAGCAAACAACTGGGGCAAGTTGTTCCCAGGATCAACTGTTGATGTATACGAATGGGTTAAGAGTGATTTTAGACCAAGCGAGTGGGCACAGTTAGCTGACACCACTGATGGATTAGCATTAGGAGTAAGTGGTCAGCCACTAAATCCAGATAATACGGTCCTTTCAATTAATCAATACTATGATCCTGTTGTCAATGACTTTGTTAACGTTTATTACTTTTGGGTCAGAAACAAAATTACTCTTCCAGATTTAGCATTTAGAAATTTAAGTTCTTTTGATTGTGCAAGAATAATTGAGGATCCTAAAGGTCAAGGTATTAAATTTGCTAGCTTCTTAGCAACAAACTCACTGAGTTTAACCAATGCTAAAAAGTCTTTGAATGGTGATAAAATTAATATTGATGTGTACTATCAAACATCTGAAAAAGAAATTAATCGTCACAGTCATTGGCAGCTAGTGAATGAAAATGTTACCTATTTAAATTTAGATCCTAGCATTGAAAATAAACTTATTGATAGTCTTGTTGGTCAAGATGTTGCTGGAAATCCAGTACCTGATCCAACATTGTCTCCAAAATTACGTTACGGTACTTCATATAGACCAAGACAGTCTTGGTTTAAAGATAGAGACTTGGCATTAAAAATTATGATTGAGTATGTCAATGAAGTGTTACGTAAACATGATATTGTTGGCAAGTCTAATATAACCAGTTTAGAAGAAGTTGAAGATTACCCGTCTATTAGTTTAGGACATTATGATGAAGTCATTGAATTAAGTGATGAAATATCACTGATAGGCACCAACGGAAAAGCACAAACTAAATTAAGTGCTGAAGTAATCAACGGTAGGATTGTTAGCGTAAACATTGACGACCCTGGTAATGGTTATAAAGTTGCCCCTACAGTTAGAATTTATGGTGATGGGCAAGGAGCAACAATACAAACTGCTATTGACTTAAATGGCCGTGTTGTTTCTGTTAGAATTGTAAATCAAGGTTATGGATATACTCAAATACCAAAATTAATAGCTCGACCATACGCAGTATTAACTATACTTGATACAGAAATTGACAAGTGGGCAATCTATCAATACAAAAACAAAGCATTTGTTAGAGAGTCTACGCAAACAGTTAATGTACCCAAATACTGGAGTTATATTGATTGGGTTGATCCCTCTTATGCAGTTGATGTTCCTGCCACATACGCAATTAATTTTATTTCAGATTTAGAATCGTTTATTTTTGAAACAGGGTCAACAGTTGAAATTAGAACACCAGGAGACGGTAGAAAAATTATTCTACGTAAGACAGCACCAGGTATTGGCAATTATCTTGATGACTATGATCTAGTGTTTAGAGAAAACGGAACTGTACAATTTAACAACAAGTTGTATGATAAGGCCGCTGCCGGACTTGGATTTGACAACGTAACTAGATATGACCAAGGTGGATTTGATGAAACAAATACTACTGAATTACGTATTATTTTGAATGCAATTAAAGACAATATTTTTACAGGTGACCTAGCGTCCTATTGGAAAAAGTTTGTATTTGTTGCTGTAAGACATGTTTTAAGTGAGCAGTTGTTTGTAGATTGGGTATACAAGACTAGTTTTATTACACCTCTTGTGGATGCCGGCACACTAGATCAAGATGATGTTTATCGTTTTAATGACTTCAGCTACGTTGAAGATTTTATTAAAGAAATTAAACCATATAAATCTAAATTTAGAGAATCAACAGTTAGCTATAACACTACTGAAAAGATGGGTGTAGGCGTAACTGATTTTGATTTGCCTGCGTATGTTGATAGTGTAACTGGTAAGATTAAATTGCCAACTAGCTCTATGATTAACAATGTTTATCCATACAAGCACTGGGGTGAAAATTATGGATTTACTGTATCAGATATTAGAGTTGGATTGGCTGGAGAAAATTATATAACTCCTCCAATAGTTACAATTGTGCCTGTTAGTGGCGACACTGGTACTGGTGCTACAGCAATTGCTAAAATTAGTAATGGAAAACTATCAAGCATCATTGTTACAAATCCTGGAAGCGGATATTTAACAACTCCTAGAGTTATTTTAACTGGCGGATCAAACTACTTAACAAATTTTGTAAATGGTTCTGCGTATGCTGTGTTATCAAACAGCAAGGTAAGAACTAATCAAATACAGATGAAGTTTGATAGAACTTCAGATAAAGGTCTATACACTGGGGAAATTCTTAACAGAAATCTTGACACAGATGGAATAACATTAAATTATGTATTGGCTTATCCATCTACTAGTACAGACACAAACTATCCTGCATTACAGGATGAATCAACTATTAAGTTGTTTTTAAATGATGCAGAAATTAGTGCTGATAATTACAGAATAACTTTTAGAAATGATTTGTCAACAGTGATTACATTTAATCTTGCACTGCCTGCAAGACAGAATTTAAGAATACAATATATTAAAAACACATTGTATACTGTTGATACGTTTACTCAATCTTCTGGAGAAAGCTATACTGACACGTTCAAATTAACTTTCCCTCCAGAGTTAGATACTGATAAAATCATTGTACGTGAATTAAATTCAAGTACCAATACTGGTTCAGAAATCATAACTAGCGACTATTTGATTCAACTAAGACAAGTTGTTGAAACTGGATTTACAAAGTATGTTGGATACATTAACTTTAAAAACATACCAACTCCGGGATCAACAATTACAGTTCAGTATGCTAAAAATATTAACATACAAAATGCAGTTGATAGAATTATTACCAGTTACTACCCAACTGCAAATATGCCAGGAAAAGATGTCACCCAACTAATAAAGGGTGTGGAGTTTGGTGGAGTTGAAATACAAGGACTTAACTTCTCAGTTAGTTCAGGTTGGGACGGCCTACCTTGGTTCACACAAGGATGGGATACGTTTGTCAATAGCTACAAAGACTTGTTAGTAATTTCAAACGGAACTACATCTACATATGAATTAGGGTATACTCCTTTATTAGGAACAAAAATTAACGTTTATTTTGACGGCGTTAGAGTTGATGATGAAAACTATGGTACTGTAAATCAAACTAACAATGACGCATTGTTCAATACGATTACAACTAACGGATCTACTAGTACATTGACTCTTCCACAAGTTCCAGTTACTGGTACAAAAATTGAAATACGTCAAGAATTAAGTGACGGAGTAAACCTACCAACTGATGATATCGTTCTTGATACAAATATTACAGGCGGTGATTTCTCAACAATTTCAGATGCGGGTGAAATACGATTTAGAACTGCAACTGGACTAAGTGCAACTGATATTAGTCTAGACGGTGGCGAATTTTTATCTGTTGAACACAGCCCTTCAACAGAAGAATTAGTCAAAGGTGAGATTTTTGACACGTTGTCAATGACAGTGTTTAACAGTCCTGGTGCTGGCAGTAATTTGATTTCTACTAAACAGTTTATAATGGATGGGTCTACAATGCAATTTGTGATCCAAGATACAATTGGTAGCGGGCAAGAAATATTTGTTTTAATTGGTAACTTTGTTGCTAAAGAAAATACTGATTACACATTAACAGCAAACAGTAATGGAACAACCACTGTTGAAATTATTACTACTGAATATGGAGTTGACCAGCTGTCAACCACTAATACACTTGCTCTTACAGTTCAAAAGACAACAATTGGTGGAAATAGTATTTTAAGTAGATTTAGTTACACTGTGACTAGTGCAAATGCAGGCGCAAGTTCTTTTGAAATATTATCAGAAGTTAATTATCAAGATATTGGTAGCTATTATATTTCAATTTCAAATACTAGTTCTTTAACAAAAGTAGCAGGTAGATCAAAACGTGCTAAGATTATTATCACTAACACGCCTACTTTAACAGCAGGAACAGTGATCAACATATTGTTATTTGGATCTACAGTTAAAACTTATAGTGAAATTTATAATCAAGAAATCGTAATTGATAATAATACAACATATACTCTAACGAAGCCACCTGGCAACATTGCGCCATTACACGTTATGGCAGCAGTAACTAGACTAACTTCTTCTACAGAAGACTGGAAAGGTCCTTGGGAAGAAAATGTCTACTATGTAATAAATGACACTGTTTTGTACAACAATGTTTCCTATATTTGTAAAATTGGACATACGAGTACGCAAACTAATTCAAACTTAGAATTCTCAGCATGGGCAAGCACAACTTCTTATGACGTTAATGACATTGTTTCTTTCAGTGGTCAATATTATATTTGTAAAGTTACACACACTTCAAATACAACAACATTAACTCCTGATAATATTGTATATTGGGGTGCGCATATTACTAACCGTCCTGATGAAGATACAGCTAGAATTTATTGGGGTCTTGCTCCAACGCAAAGAATGATGCCGCCTGAAACTGAATATTATGAAGTTACACAAAACTCTCAAACATTTAGACTAGGTGAAAATATTCCTTACTTGACAAGAACGTTATCAATATCTGATATTGAAGTATATAAGAACGGAAAAATCATAGTAGTGGGACGAGATTACGAATTTGATACAATTGATAACACAGTTACAATGAGCTCAGGAGTTGCACAAGTGGGCGATGTAATTGCAGTATGTATACTGCGTGATTCAGACTATGTAATTTTTGGAAATCAAATAACATTTAGATCTCCTTCTAAAATACAAGCTGGTCAAAGAGTATCTGTAGTTACCTATACAAATCATGATGAGAATTTAATTAGAAGAGAAGTATTCAAAACTAATCCTAATAGGAATGAATATAAACTTAGCAGACCTGTTTATAACATTAATAACGTTTGGGTCGATGTTAACGGCCGTCCACTAATTCCAAATTACGATTATCAAGTGGTTGATCGTGACTACATACAAATATCAAACAGATTTAATTTAGGAAACAATGACAGGGTTGTTGTGACAAGCATTAGTGACATTGTATCAAGCGAAGCAGTTTCTTATAGAATGTTCAAAGATATGACTAACGCTGTACAATTTAAGAGATTATCAAAGAACAGCACAGTGACTTTAACAAAGGCTCTCTTATCAACTGATAGAGAAATTGAAGTCAGCGATACAAGTATATTTGGTGTGGTTAATGTTAATAATCCAAAACCTAGCTCAATCTTTGTTGCTGGAGAAAGAATTGAATTCAGATCTATTGTTGGTAATAAACTAACAAATCTAACTCGAGGAACACTTGGAACAGGGGTAGCTGATAGCTATCCTATTGGGACAAAAGTATTCAACGTTGGAAATAATGAAACTATCCCTTACAGAGAAGGATATACTATAAAAACGTATAAAACTCCTGAAAATTACAAATTTAATCAAACTACCAACAGATATCAGCAATATGTAAACGGTAATTGGGTAAACGTAACCACAGTAGCTTCTTATACTTTAACTGATTTCAGCTTCAATGAAGCGATTGGTCTTGAAGATCAAGTAACGGTCTACATGGCAGGCAAGATTCTAACTAAACCAGTTAGAGGAACTAACCAGCTGATCAGACATGATTTTAGCATTACTCATAATTCGAACGAAGTGAACAGCCAAAATCAAACTGGAGATTTAATAGTTGCGCCAGATTTTACCATTACAAAAGTTGGTAATAACTATGTGCTAACGGTAAATCCTAGTGTGCTAAACTTGGCCGATGATTCTACAGTGATATCAAATGTTGACATCAAAGTAGTACAAAAAATTGGTAAAATTTGGTATACCCTTGGCGGAACAACTACAATACAACAAGAGTCGACTCCACAGGCTAGATTCCTGCAAGAGTTCACAGCAGAGTTGCCCGATAAGTATTACTATGGCAAACTGTCTTAATTAAGCACTGGATAAATATTACTATGGAAAATAATAAGGTTGAGGAAATGAACGAAAATACCCAAGAAAATGCTCAAGAATCAGGCATAAAAGAAAATGCAGGCTTCCATATTGAAGGTCATATTAAAATTTTTGATCCTGAAACAAATGAAGTATTTGAGGACAAAAGAAATGCTATTCACTATGAAAATATGAGTGTTGCTCTTGCCGCTAGTCTAGCAAATCAAGGCTATGGAATTATTGAAGGCATGAGTTTTGGTAACGGTGGTAGCACTGTAGATCCTAATGGTCTTATAACATATCTTACTCCTAATAATATAGGGGTAAATTCAGGGCTTTATAGCCAAACATATTATAAGATTATTGATCCAAAAAACTTGTCAAATATTGATCCTACTAGAAATTTCTTAGAAATCCGTCATGTACGTGGAACAGTTTATACTGACATTTTTTGTAGTGTATTATTAGATTACGGCGAGCCTAACGGACAAGCCGCTTATGATAACGCACAAGATATGAACAGTGATTTCGTATTTGATGAAATTGGTCTTAGAGCCAGTAGCGAAGATGGGATCGCTGGAAACGGTAGATTATTAACTCATGTTATTTTTCACCCAGTTCAAAAGAGTCTGAATAGGTTGATTCAAATTGATTATACAGTTAGAATTCAGACACTAACAACATTTAGCGAGACATAAGATGCCGTATTCAATTTCTTTTAGTGATCCAGGGAAGAGTTCTAATCCTATAACAGTTAATGATTTAACTGAAAATAATACCAGTACCAGTCTAAGTCTTGTTGGTAGAAATTATTCTAATTATGGCGTTGCTGTTGCAAAGAATTTTGTACATCTTTTAGAAAATTTTGCTAGCCCACTGTCCCCTAGTAACAGTATTGAAGGTCAGCTATGGTATAACAACAGTACTAAAAGATTGTATATTAACGACTCCACAGGTGGCACAAATAATTGGAGACCTGCAGGGGGAACTCACGTTGCCCCTACTCTAGGTAGACCAACTAATGCACTATTAGGTGATCTTTGGGTTGACACATTAACTCAACAATTAAACTTGTACAACGGTACAGATTGGGTACTAGTTGGTCCATCAGCACTGTCAGGTAAAAAATCTGGAGTGTACGTTGAAGCTATATTAGATAGTTCAGGAGTTGAACATTTTGTAACTATTGAATACAACAATGATAGTGCTATAAAAATTATTGCAACTGAAAGTTTTATTCCGCAAAAAACAATTGAAGGATTTAATCAATTAAATCCTGGTATCAATATTACTAGCAAAAAATTTATAGGTCCTGGAGACACTATAACACCTACAACAGGTGCAAAAATTCATGGAACATCAACTTCAGCAGACGCATTAAACGTTCTAACACCAAGTTTAGAAACAGTGTCAGCTGATAATTTTGCTCGAAGAGATACGTCAAACTTATTTTATGGCCAACAATCTATATTAAATGATGCAGGAGTTACAATTGGAACTGCAAATAATTTAAGTTTAGCAGTTGTTCAAGGAGCTGGAGTAATTAAGAATACTTCAGACGGCGGCTCAATTGATATGGTAATTGCATATCAAGGATCTAACAACGTCATTTTAAAAATTGACGGAAAGAACAAACGAGTTGGTATTAATCACCCGTTACCAAATGCAGAATTGGATGTTAATGGTGATGCATTCATTAGTGGACATTTAATTACAACTGGCATATTGGATAGTACAAGTGCTACCAGCGGCTCCTTACAAATTAGAGGCGGCGCTGGTATTGCAAAAAATTTATATGTTGGTAAAAATATTACTTCCAGCGGACACTTGCGTGTAGGTGAGTTAGATGAATTTGGTGGAACAATTACTGGTCCAGCAATTATACCGCAAGCAAATAATCTCTATGATATTGGTACACCTACTAATAGATTTAAAACTATATATGCAAACACATTTAGCGGTGCATTTAGCGGTGCGTTCACAGGTACAGTTACTGGTACAGTAATTGGTGCAGCCAGCTCTTTAGCGGCATCAACGAATTTTCAACTTGGTGGCGACTTAACAAGTCCTGCTCCTGTAAGCTTCAACGGAACAGGCGGAACACTAACAATTGGTGCTACACTTGCTGACTCTGCAATTAGAGGAAAACCAGAAGTATTAGACAACAGAACAGACGACACTATCTTAATACATAGATCTAACGTTGGATTGCGTAGAGTGACACGTACAAGTTTCTTATTAGGCGAAGCATTTGTTCCAATTGGAAGTATTTTTCCGTTTGCGGCAACCGCAGTTCCTTTAGGATACTTACTATGCGACGGTG